TGAAGACCCTTTTGGCGGCCTTGGATAACTTCTGCAATACGGGAAATGATTTGGCTAGGGTCTTGGCCTTGCGCTGCAAGGGCTGGTATCGCCTGAGCGTACTGAGCAACAGCAACACGCAAAGAATCGCGCATCTCTTCAATGTCAACACGTTGTTCCTCCTGCGTAACATTGAGCTCCATTGGAATCTCACGACGTACATAGTCACGAGATACGAGCTTGTCGCTACGCATTTGTAGTAAAGCAATGATGGCGCGGTTAGGGTCCATACCAGACATAATGCCATAACGAACATCTACGCCATAGTTACCTGCAATTTGTCGTGATGGGATGTACTTCATATTAAATGGAGTACCGTCGTCAACGCCCTTGATTTCTTTAGTCATATTACCAAAGATTTTTTCATCTACTTCAAAACACATAGATACAAGATCCATAAACAAGCGAGCAAACTGTGCTTGCGCTGCCTTGATTTGTGTATCAAAGCCAGCTTGTAGTGCTTGAACACCACGGCCTGTAACGATAGATGCATCAATGTTTCCTGAACGAGTCTCAGGATAACGAGCACCTGTACGTAGTTCGCGTTCTAGAACACCTGATTCGGTGAATACACCATTAGGAAGTTCTAGTGGAACACGACGAATACCTTGTGGATTAGCAGAACGCATAATTGCATCAGGACCCAATGCAAGTTCTTGCACGTCTTGTGGAATAGCAATAGGTGCTTGGATAGATTTTTCTGCTGCTTGGATTTGCAATACTGCAAAGCGAGCACGAGCAAGTTGAACTGATAGAACATCATCAAACTGTCCACGAGCTTCGCCATCAATAGATGAACGCATAGCTACACCTGCTAGGCACTTGCCTACTGGGTTAGGTGTATTAGATAGAATTAAATTCTTGCGCTCTGGGATAAAGATTAAGTCCTGATCTTTGTCGTGGTAGCGAACTAAAGATACATAAGGTGAGCCAGGTGCATAGACGTTACGTGGCATAATCTGGTCATAGAACTCTGGGTACTGCATTGCAAGTGATTCAGCATCTGTTGCAATTATCTGCGAGATTGAGAGGGTACGGCCAAATCTATCAATTTCAGGATAAGTACCAAAAGGATTAAGCAGACGTATTCTCGGATTATTGGTTTCATAGTCCATCTCAACAATCGCTGGAAGCATACCGTAGGTGTTAAACCAGTCAGCACCTGTGTACATTTGAATCTGTAAGTCAGAGGAAGAGACAAAGTAGTTAGCGATACGAGTACGTGTATCTGCAGCTTTACGTGCTGAGTCTGAAACCATATTGGTAGCAGCGCAGTTAAACGATGGTAGAGGAGACATTACCTCTGCTAAGTCACGTGCTGCGACATCTACGAAGTTTGCAACTAAAGGTTTTGGATATTCTTCAGAAAACATTGCAGGGTATACCTTGGAGATATCACCTTGACGCACAGAGAGCACGTCACGCATTCTCTGGTCACGTGCTGCGTAGCGTGTTTGTAGCCGTGCTACTTTCGCTGCAACCTCTTTAGTTGATAACAAGATTTCTCCTTAGATAAATGTGCGATCTTTTTCTGCGAGTAGTTCATCTATGTTGACGACCATTCGCTTACCCTGTTCATAACGAGACAGGAAAGGGTTTTTCATATGATGTGTTGCGTGGATACCTTGGTTGAGCATCTCACGTGCTCTAATCTCACAGAACCACAGAGCCATCACCATATCGGTCTTGCCTTTAGTAGTAGGCGACCACGTAATCAGTTGCTCAATAAGCGCCTTAACGTTTTCAGTTTGATCTGAAGGTAAGTGAATAAGGTTATCGCGGTGGTGCTTTCCGTCGTGTTGCTTGGTGCCGAACAAAGTTGACATTGATGCAACGCCAAATCCTGAGTCCCATTTGTTATTGCCAGTATGGTGTTCCCGCAGTAACACTCCCCTAGAGGCCAGGTTTGCACGGATACCTTCGTCTTGGGTAAGGAAAGATTGAAATGCATTTTTCTCCACAATCCATTCACTAGGACTATAGAGGGAAGTCCAGTCAAAGATTAACTGACGGATTGCAGCAGGCGTTGGCCTAGTAATCTTAATAGCATCAACAATCCAGCGTTTATGTGTAACCCTATCAATAGCGTAACAAATGGCGGCTGTATCACCAACCATAGCGGGATCAAGACCACAAATAAAAGAAAAGCCGTTGACATCACGTGGGTGACCTGGATGACCAGGGACCAAGCGACCTGCCTTGCGCATACCATCAATAGAACCTCTTACACAGGCTGGGTCAAAGATGGCATCATCTGAGATATCTTGTTGTTGGTAAACCAATGCCCAAGTGGATGCATCCATAGCTTGACGTTCGTTATAGAGGTTACGACCATTCCAACGTGGGTATAGTCCGTCCTCGTTCAAATCTGATTCTAGCTGTCCATCAAAGGGGGCATCTGATGCAGGCCATAAGGTAACCCATTTGTCAGGGTCTTCATCTGTTTCAAGTAAGGCTGGCATAGCCAGGTACTTCCAAGGTACTAAACCACCAGGGTATCTATCTGGGTTACGCAGTTCACGATATAGGTCAACTGCAGCAACGCGGGTACCAATGATAATTAATTTACCAGTAGGGTTAAGACGAGAACGTACATCTTGTGTCAGCCACTTAATCTGGCGTTCAAATTCATTGGCGTTCTTGAGAGTTACCGCATCGTCTACAATAATCATATCGGCACGTTTGCCGTAGATTTGACCCCCGATTCCCACGGCCTCGATGTTAGGATCTTTTTCGCTAGATTCGCGTAGCTCATCGCCAAAGGTAATACGGGTAGCCTGCCACGAGGCAGACTTGGAGTTAAACCCTACGCCAGCAGCATAAGCATTTTGAAGGTTCTCATACATAGGGTGAGTCAAACGCTGCTTGATGGCGTAGAGAAAGTCGGCTGCGAGTTGCTGAGTCTGGGAGACTATGAGCACTCTAAAGTTAGGATTACGAGCTACCTGCCAGGTTACGTAGTCCACCGTGATTGTGATGGATTTGGCGTGGTTTGGCGGGATGTTGATAAGGATACGGTTATTGGCTAGGCCCTGTTCGTATTTCATCGAAGGGTGTATCCAGGAAGGCTCAATGCCTTCAATCATATCCACTAGGTTTTGTTGATGAGGAAAGGTCCTAGAGTTGAGAAAGCGTTGGCGGAAATCTGCGAATGTGATGTCGTGGACATCGGAGGTAGCAAAGGATTTGTCCTTTAGTCCAAGGCGGGTTCTATCAACCTTGTCGGTAAACATCTTGTCTGTGCGACGATAGTACTCATAGGTCTTATAGGATTTACCAGCCGATAGGCAGGCTTGCTCAATGGTCATACCTTCAGCTACTGCGCTAAGTATAATACGCTTAGCTATATCTGCTGAGTTCTCAGCCATTGGATCTCCGATATCTTATTGGGTTATAGGTAGACTACACCCAACTAAAAGTCGTGCTCTGCACGACACGGTAGGCTAAACTCCCGAGTGAGCCACAGCGAAGCGAGGGGTAAGTTGGTACTCGTCCTAGGGACTCGCGTAGTGCCAACGTAGCGAGGCTGTACGGGGCTATCACATTTTCCGCCCCTACTGTATATAAGGCAGGAAAAAAAGCTCATTTCCTGCCTATGGTATAAAGTATTTATGGAATGTGACTAACGTCACTACAAATACGGTACAAACTAGGACATTAATAAGTGACTGGGTTCACTTTAGGAAATATATCTGTAGTGGGTACATACACTACACTAGAGCAAAGTTTAACACCTAGGGGTCTTCTCGCCGTACCCGTGGCCGATACCGTAGCAAGAGGCCCGCATTCTGCCCCGTACCGTACCGTTAGGCATTCCCGACGGGTCGGCTCCCCTTCTGGCACGGGGATCCCTGTATCAATTACCCAAGCCATATTAATAAACCCGCCTAACGAATAACCCCAAGGCCTAGCGATTACCCCAAGGCCTCACGCCTTACGGCTCACGGCCTAACCCTTCACGGCTCTATTGATCCACGGGCCAGAGATTACGGCCCCAAGCCTTCGGCCTCCTTGCTTACCTTGGATCCTTCGGGCCTTCGGCCCCTTCGGATCTGGCCCCGCTTTACCCCTTCGGGCCTTGGATCTGGCCCCGCCTAGCCTCTTAGAGCTTGGGACACGTGAGCCAGAATCTGGCCCGTTAGCTCCCTTCTCTATACGGTAAGGAGTGGTATATTAATCCCGTGGAGAGGATCTGCCTCCTCACTTAATAGTTAAGGATCTAATTATGTTACGCGATTACGAAGAAGTAAATTATCTAAATACGTGCCAATCTTGCGACACGTCTCACGGTTATTGGTTCGGTACTACGTGCGGATATTGTGGCCACGTAAATAATAAGAAGGGATCTATCTAATGAAATTCTTATTTATTATCGCTAGTTTATTGCCCGTATATTTTTATTCTATTCTCTCCACGGTAACGATTACGTTAGAGAGTACTATCGCATTCACTCTAATCTCACTCCTATCTCTCTCAATTGTGGGAGCTATTGCAACACTATCGAAGGGAATAAAATAATGAGTACAATTGACACACTAGGCGCACAATTGGAAGAGATTAAGGCGAAGAGTTGCGAGGCCAGAATTGAAGGCCAATTGAAAGATCGCGAGAAGGATCTACGTGATCTCTTCACTATCGCCGACGATTACGAAGGCGACGAAGATCTAAGGGATCAAGCCAATAGCGAAATTTACGAATTCGCCTATGGAGCAGAGACTTACAAGGTCACCCGCCTCACGTGGAGCGGAGGAGGCCCCGCCGATTGGATCGAAGTGCAACACGATAGCGACGGGATCCGCCGAATTGATTACGTCTTTCAAGATTGGTACGACGGGGCTAGGCGTGAAGTGAAAGAAGGCTCCCCTGTATGGCGTTACGCCTCAATTATGCTAGACGGCTTGGAGGCTTAACCGTGGAGAATCTCACCAAGCGCGGGGCCTTCGTGTTAGGGATAGCTGTAGGCCTTCTAATCGTCGGGGCCTTCTGGCTTATGGGTAATTATTGGGTAACCGAATCGGGGATATGTATCGGATCTATGGCGGAGTGTAATATCTAGGAGCGTACTATCCCGCACGGCATAAGCCGTGCGAGATAGTCTGCCACTAGGGGCAGATCTTAAACCTTGGAAGGGGTTAATTATGAAGTATGAGAAGAATCGGGTGAGCCTTGTGGATTTATTCACGGGTGAGGAGATAGTGAGCGCGGATCTAACCGCGCCACGGGTGAAGGCTATCGTGAAGGCCTACGCCTTAGCGGGGATCACACTAGGCCAGAAGGAGCGGGTGAGCGCGTGAGTGTAACTATCACAATGCCCGCACAATGGGACAAGGGGACGGCCTTAGCTGTACTAGACGCTTACTTAGAAGGCTTGGAGCGTGGGTATATCCTCACGATTAGAGAAGGAGAGGGAGAGAAGTGAGCGGGGACCTATTGAAAGCTTTACAGGAGGCGGGGATCTTGCAGATTATCCCCGTGGGATCTTATGAGCAAGAAGAGAAGGGTGAGGAGAGTGAGCGGTGATCTAGTTGAATGCGATTTATGCGGGGAATGGTACGAGAATGAATTAGAAGGGAGAGAAGAGTGAATAACGGGGCTTGGACACTACGCCGTGAGCGTGAGATCCAAGGGGCCACGCTCCTAGACGATAACGATAGATTCTACTTAGAAGTAGAGGGGGAGAGGCGATACGGTTACCGTACTCACCTATCTGGCACTTACGTATGCTTTACCGACGGCCACTTATGCGAATGCGGAGAGGAGGGGGAAGAGTGATAGGAGATACGAAGGAAGAGATTGTCACACAATTGAATGATCTTATCTATGGTGAAGATCCTTATAGCTTATCCGATATAGAAGACATAATCGGAGACGGCGATATATTCGAATACTTATAGGATAAGATACGGTAAGGTAAGGCAATAGCGGTTAGCTATCTCTCCTCCTCCACGGGCAGAAGTGGAGGGGGAGGGAGGGTGAATCGCCCTAATAACTACCTTGGAAGGGGTATAAGAATGAAAGAATACGTAGTACGGCGTTACTCATTCTCTGAATTGAATGAAGAGGCACGTGAGAAGGCAATAGATGATACACAGAGACACCTTCTTGAATGGCTAAGTGAGCGAGAGCTTACCGATTACCTAGAAGGTAAATTAGAAGAGGATCTAGGATCCTTACCCGAAGACATCACTATCGCCTACTCTCTTAGCTATTGCCAAGGAGACGGCGTGGCACTATATGGCAGGATATATAAGCGCGAGGCTCCAAGCTTTACGTGGCCAGAAGGATCTTATTATGTAGATCTAGTACGCAATTCTTGGAGTAATCACTACTCTCACTATAATACTTTCAATGTGGAGCTAAGTGATGAAAGTGATGAACCTATTGACTTATCTGGATCTTCTCTTGAAGATCAATTACGTACTCTCTGCAAGAAATTAGAGAGACTAGGCTATAAATATATAGAGAATGAGACTAGCCGTGAGAGTGCTATCCGATTCTTGGAAGATCAAGAGTCAGAAGAAGAGGGATCATTCTTAGGCGACGGCACTAGAGATCTACCCCGTGGAATTATGCAAGAAGTGAGCGCATAATGAAAGACTATGTAGTGCTAGTGACCTTAAAGAACGAGGCGATCTTATTAGGAGCAGATAGAGATAGCGAGGCCCTATCACGGGCTAAGCTCATAATTGCAGAGCAGTATGGAGATAGCGTGGCGAATGACGCCACCTACGAATTGGAGGGTGAGTAATGAATGACACCAAGGAATACGAATATAACGTTATATTCACGGGTAACTATTGGAGCTTGACTACCAAGATATCTATTGATTTAGACGATACGACGGGTAATCTAAGCGAGGAGGCCCGTGAGCTGGCAGAGAATAGGGCTAATGAGGCTATTCGGGAAGAGCTAGGGATAGATCCTATTAATTTCGCACACTCTACTAACGTGGCGTTACTACTAGACGACGAAGATATATGGCTAGAAGGGTTGGGCGAACACCCGCCTATCCACGTATCAGCAATAGAAGGGAAGGGAGAGTAATGAGTAAGTGGGAATTGAAAGAAGATAGCGAAGTATCTTGGTGGCATTGTGGCCGTGCGGGTTACTGGGAGGGGCAAGAAGTCTATTGCTCAAAGTGCCAGACTAAACTAGAAGGGGAGGGGGAGTAATGGATCAAGAATCAATGAGCTGGAGTGAAATAACACAATTGACTCACGCTACCCAAGTGGAGCGATTTAATTGGTGTTCGTGTGAAGATAATGAGGGTAATGAAAATCCATATAGCGACTGTCCGAAGGAGGAGAAGTAATGAAAGAACATCACTATGTAGTTAGTTGGAATGATAAGGGCGGGTGGAGTATCAATGCAGAGCTAGAGGAGAGTGCATTCCCCGAAGGTACTATCTACGATCACGCCATACACGAATGGGAGTATGCCTACAACGGCGATAGCCAATGGGAAGAGAATGAGCAGAGACTAACCGAAGAATTGCAGGGCATTCTTGATCTGCATAACACACACAATGGAAAGGTAATACTATGAGTGAAGAGAGATCAGTAACACACGTGGTAACGCTAGTAATCCAAGCTGGATCTAAGTGGAATAAGGTAGAGCTATTCGATTTTAGTGGTGGCGAACCTACTCCCTTAGCTTCGGGTGAGGGAAGTAATTGGCGCACGGCGTTAGGTGAGGCGTTATCTAAGATCACATTATCGTCGGACGTGCCAGACAAGGCCGTGAACGACGTGGTAAAAGAGATTCAAGAAGAGGCGGGTGAGTAATGCACACTCACAATTTCAAGGCTACCGACATACCCGCCGTATCCTTATGCAAGTGCGGGGTAGAGATCTATTACGCAAGCGGATTACAGGCCTACTACGTAAGTGTGGAGGGTGAGTAATGGGATACGAGCCAGAGCTTAACGATCCTATCTTCTATGAAGAGGAGCAAGAGAGGGAGATCAAGTGCTTCTCCTGTTCAGATCCCTTGGATCAAGACGACATAGTATGGGCTGACGAAGAGGGCCAGATAATTAATCAAGGCAACGATAATGCGTGGTGCGTATCGTGCCTACCAAGCGAGAAGGAGAAGGAGAAGGAGAAGGAGAATGAATAAAGAATACTGGCAAGCTAAGGCAGAATTGTGCCGTGACCTTGCATTGATACAGATAGAAGACGAAGATACAGAGAAGGAGGCGGGAATGAATCTAATGAGAATGACCTACGCCTTGTCTATGGTAGATGTATATTCAGAAGGGCAGGGGGAGAATGAGTGAAGTAATTGCATTCCACCCACGTGTATCCACGCTTGTGAATTTATATGAAGTGGTAGATGAGAAGGGTGAGGCAATCTGGGGTGGCAACGATACGCACGAAGCTATCCGCTACCTACGCAATAGCCCTGTCAATTGCAGGATCCTTGTATCGGGTTGGGAGAGTGACGAAGAAGATGCTCACCTTGTAGGTCAGCCCATTGACATCACCAAGCTTATCTATGCGGTATTGGCGGTGAATCAATGAGCTATTTCTTGGGTATCCTAGGCGTAATGCTACTGGCATACGTCCTAATTGTATGGGAGAATAAGATTAATGGAGAGTGAGAAGCGACTGGCGAGTGCGGCAAAACAGGCCGTCTATTACCGTAACTATCGAAGAGCAAGGGATCGTGCCTTGGTGAAATTAGCACAGGCCTATCCAGATACCTATAAGGAATTATTGGAGAAGGAGAAGGTGAGTGATGAACAAGAAGGCAAAGCGTGGATTGATCTTAACGGTACTACTATTAGCCCTCGTATCGTTGCACGTGCAAAGGCTAGGGGAATTGCCCTTACCCAAACCGATACAAACCAAGGCAACAATGGAGGAGAAAAGTGAGAACAAACGAATTGCATACAAGTTTAGTAAAGCTCTCGGTTATACGAGAGCAGAAACGACGTGCCTTATCACCTTATGGACCCGTGAAAGCAGGTTTGACCACCTCGCAGACAACCCTAGATCAACAGCTTACGGAATTGCTCAGCTCCTTAGAGAACGTAGTAGAGAGCCTGAACTACAAATCCTTCACGGCATACGATACATTGGTCATCGCTACAGAGGGAGTGCGTGTCGCGCTCTCGCACATAGCGACAGACGTGGATGGTACTGATAGAATCTAAACCACTCACCTCTTCCGAGTAACAAGAACCTCACCACAACCCTTCCTGTGGTGGGGTTCTTTACTTATCGGTAGAGTAAAAGCCTTTACCCTTAAATGTAACCGAAGGCGAATCCCATACACGATTCATAATCTCGTGGCAATCAAAGCACATAGGGGTAGATGCTTCCTCGTGGATAGAACGTTCAACTGATACGGTTGCGTTGCATTTACCGCACTTGTAATCATAGATCATAGCTTTACTGCCTCTTCAATCGGTAAGTAACCTACTAACTTATCAACCTTGTTGTTGCGTGAGAACTCAGTAGTCGCTGGCATTCTATGAGTGAACCATTCAGGTTCTGCCACTTCCATTAGGTCAAAAGAAAAGACCCCTTCTGGAGTCGAGTTGATATAGAAGGGGTTGAGATCTCTCTCTGCCGCCTGGGTAATGAGCTTTCGATACTTAAACTCTTCAATGAGTAACGTGGGATAATGGGTATGGCGACACTTCAACTCTATGTATGCACTAGAGTCACGACTAATACAGTCGAAGGAGTCATAGATACCCTCTGACTTCTGTAAGTCTGGATACTTCTTATCCATTAGGAACAAGAATAAATCAATCTCTTTCATTGACCATTACCAATCCCACTATGTCCATCCCAACCTTGCAGTTTATGGATAGAGCTATTCTTTGAGTGACGATCTAATGAAGCAGTTAATTGTTTATCAGTATCTGCGGTAATTTGTACCCCACAAATACACTTAAAGGTAAAGGTTATTGCCAAGGGTTGTCACCGCCCAAGCCATTCTGTACCTTGCGTAATGCGCTAGTGCATCTACGATCTGCGGTAGATACTGCACACTCTAAGATACCTGCTACCTGTTGCAAGGTCTGTCCCTCGTGGTATCGCATACGAAGTATGGTCTGGTCTTCTACTTCAAGCTTTAAGTATGAACGCTTGACATCAATCAAGGTAGCGAGCAGGTTGCCACCTTCTGCTGGAACGCTAGGCTTCTTAGGTGAACCATCATTAACAAGGTTCTGAGCCTGTTCTAGTACCGTATCATCAACGATAGATGCAATAACGTGTGGCAATACCTGTGCAATCATAGCTGTATCGTAGAAGGCTTCATCACCTGTACGATAGCCAGACTTAGCAGCCTTCTCTTTACGAGCATAACGCTCAGCAGTGCGCTTCATCTGCCAGGCTATACGCTTCTCATTAATAACACGTTGGACTGGATTAGGTTCACTAAGCATCTCATCAAACTGTTTGCCACGTGTTAATGCCCAAGCAAGGCACTCTTGTAATACATCATCTCGTTCTACGTAACCACGAAAGCGACGGGCTATTGCACTAGCAACGCTAGGTGCTATGTCGTAGATGGATTTATGTAGTTCACTCACAGTCAGGTAGCACCAAATCTATAGTATGTTGGATGTTAAGTAGCTTGATAGCAAGGAAGTCTATGTAGTTGCTGGCATCAGCCAGCTCTTCAATCAATTCTCTAATGGTGTCTGATGTAGTAAAGGACTCAAACTTCTGACCCTTAGCGTGGGAGTACTGCTCGTGGCCTACACCCTTTACACGCTGAGCACGAAGGGATGCAAAGGATTCAATGAAGGATGTTAAGTCCTCAGTTGATACACCTAACGCACGATAGCCAGTAACGGCAGCGTGATCTACTAACGGGTTGGTTGCGGTCTTACTACCAGTATCTCGTTGGACCTGTCTAGGCTCAGGACTTGAAAGCCCATATGCTGCAAAGTCTGTACCACTATAGTCCATTCAGCATCACTCATCCTTCTCACCTAGTAACAAAGCCTTCGTTGCATCTAAGCCTTTAGCCAGATAGAAGTCATTGATGTCCATTGATGGGGGTAATGTTACTATTGTGCTATTAGAAACCTCTTGCGCGACACGCTTAGCAAACTCAGCACCAGGATTAGTGCCATCTTCTTTAATATCATTATCACCAATAACAAAGACAGTATCGTAACCAGTAAAGAGCTTTGGAAAGTGTGGCTTCCAAGCTTGTACGCCAGGTACACCCACTGCTGGTATGCCTATCAATCCAGACAGAACCACGGCATCTAGTTCACCCTCGCATACTGCAATGTAAGAGGAGTCAATAGTGATATCACCTACGTTGTATAGGTGTGCCTTCTGCCCTGTTGGAGATCCGTACTTTGGTTTGCCATCATCTAGTCTGCGGAACTTATACCCAACGCAAGAACCAGAAGCAGTAATGTAAGGAATAGAAAGCCAACCTTGGTGCATCTCGTGACCATTGATAGGATCTGTAACCGTACCCAACGAGTACTGGCTGGCAATAACATCAGATATTCCACGTTCTTCTAGATAACTTAGAGCTTCCGCGCTTATGTTTCGACTGTAATGTTTGGCCGCTTCCGTCAATGATTTCGATTGCGCGATTGAGGGCATCCTTAAACTCCAAATTCTCTATGTGCATAACAACATCTACTGAACTGCCACCCTTACCGCAGGTGTGGCAGAAGTAAAGGTTGTCATACGTGTTCATCACAGCACTACGTCTGCTGTCTGTATGTATACAGCAACGAACTGCTGCTGACTTACCTTCTCTTACTTCTCCACCGTAATAGGAAACAATAGTTCCTATGGGGATTGAAGTTGCATCAACGGAACCTTTGTACCGTCCCGCTTTACGTATCCTGGACCAGTCTTGTGCTGACATACACACCCCTTATCATCACACTTATCGTGCCAATGAGCTG